ATTATTGCTCTTACACGGCTAGCGGCGTCCGCGCTGGAGTTTTCCACCGATGCGCTCCCTCAAACGGCCCTCACTGCTTAGGCGACCGTCACGCAATCATAATCATCGCTTTTCTTTATTCCAATACCTCTCGCACCGTCGCAGGCAGGGCAACTGGTAAACCGCGTGGCTAACCACGAAAGACCGGGTTCAATTCCCGGCCAGCCACATTAAATAACTGTAATGGTTGAGAAAAGCCTTCAATTCAAGGTGGCCAGCGCGAGTGGCGTATTGTACAAGGCGACTAGAGGTTAGCGCTCAGACAGCGCCCGCCGCCACCCCATCGGTGGCGGTTTTTTCGTCTTCAGGAGCGTCAGGATGAAGTCCCCTTCCCAAATCGCAGACAGCGAGAGCGACCAGCACACCGCTGAGGTCCCGTACAGTGTCCACTTCTATGAGAACTGCAGCCAATCACCAGCGTCGTGGCTGGTGCCGCAGGCAATGATTGAGATCGAAGAGATCGAAAAGAGAGGGCTCCACGGCCGGATGCGCACTCCGCCGATTTTCACGGAGCCCTGCGTGGCAGCCATCGGTAAAGACGGCAAGGCAATCGCTATGATCAACTACCGCGGCGAGGAGATCTGGAATATCTTTCTCTCCTACGTGGTTCCCGAGCATCGACGGAAACATATCCACACCGATCTTTTCGAAGCTCTTCGCGACAAGGGCCTCCAGCAAGGGAATATCGTTTCAATCAACTCCATGACGCACGTCAACAACCTGGCCGCCCAAGCAGCGTTCGAAGCGCAAGGTAGGACAAAAGAATACATCATGTATACCTATCCGCTGAAGGACAGGAGCGACGGCAAAGAGGCCACTGAGAGCGCAGTGAGGATGCCCGAATACCTCGTCGAGCCCTTCGATACCGGCCCAGGCGGTCTCAAGAGCATGCAGGCCTTCATCAACGAGAAGACAGCAGAAGGATATGAGCTCCAACAGGTAATCGAGCGCAGCACGTATCAGTGGGTGCTGATCTTCAAGCGCGAGCCCGATTGGGCCTGACAGCCGCGCATACCTGAATAGGGAGCCGGACCCATGGCCCGGTTCCCCGATGTCTCAATTTGTGCCCTCAGGGGAGGGTAGAGATTGCGGCATCAAGCCTTTCTCGGTGTGAAGCCGATACGGTAGACCTTCTCTTCCAGTTTCGGCATTGAAACGACCATTATGCCCATTTGGGTGTGGTGCTGGATAAGCTGCACTGTATTCCCATCCGCATCCTTGCCGATGAACCGTAGGATTTCCGGATTGGAATATGCGATTGATCGAAGATGGAACGTTGGCGCTGACCCACCGACGACATAGACACCGAGTTCTTCATTCTCAGACAGGAGCTTCTCGTGGGCCGCAATCATATTCATCAGTCGGGAATGCATATGCTCAGCTGGGTTGTTTTTGCGGTGAGCTACAGCGCTCGTCTCGCTTAGGAAGCTGGAATAGTCAGGTATTCTCGGCAAGTTGTCAGTCATTTCTGAGTCGCCCTCTGGTTGGGCATCAAAACAACCAGAGTAGCCGAAGCTTTACAAGGCCAGTCGTCGAATGAGGCCAAGCCCTCCGCCAGAATTATTCGAAGATTTCAGCGGATGCGCCTTCGCGGCTGCACCTGAACTCGAAGCCTGGGCCAGAGACACCTTCATCGATCCGGACAGTGACATGTTCAACCCGGATCACGCTCATCTCAGCCCGGCCTCAATCGGCATGCTCTGGACCACGGTCGAGAACAGCAAGAAGGGCCGTACCGTCATCGGCCAGGCCGAGATGGGACAGCCGGCCGGCATGATGGGGAAATGGGCGAGAGCGAGAGCAGAGGCGCAGATCCTCGGTTGGTTCGGTTCGGTCCCTGATTTCATCATCACGATCGATGCCAACTTCTGGGTGTCTGCAAGCGATGCGCAGGCCTGCGCCCTCATGGAGCATGAGCTATCGCACTGCGCACAGGAGCTCGATGACTTCGGCGCCCCGAAGTTCCGCAAGAGTACCGGCCTCCCGGTCTACACGCTGCGCTCACATGACGTGGAGGCCTTCATAGGCGTGGCCGCTCGATACGGTGCAGTAGAGGCAGGCGTGAAGGAACTCGTAGAGGCTTTGTCCCGTCCGCCTTTGATGACCGCCGACCTAATTGGCTGCGCATGCGGGACCTGCCAGGCTCGCGCCGCCTGATCCTGATGGTGTCCTGAGAAAACCATGGCCAAGGCAAAACTCACTCACGAGCAGCAGACCTTTGTTGTCCAGTCGCTGGCCTGTTTCGACAGCCCGTCTGTCGTGGCCGCTGCACTCAAGAAGGATTTCTCGGTCGTTCTCACGCCGCAGGCGATCGAGGCATATGACCCGAACAAGAAGGCAGGCGCTCGCCTCGCAGAGAAGTGGAAGCTGCTCTTCGAGGAGACCCGCAAGACCTTCCTAGAGGATACGGCGACCATCGCCATCAGCCACCGGGCGGTCAGGCTTCGCGCTCTGCAGCGCATGGCAGAGAAAGCAGAGACGCAGGGCAACATGGTGCTGGCGTCGTCACTCCTAAAACAGGCCGCCGAGGAAGTGGGCAACGCCTACACCAACCGGCGCGAGCTAACGGGAAAGGATGGGAAGGACCTGCCGGTACCCGTATCGCCGGTCACGATCTTCCAGTTACCCGACAATGGCAGGAGCTGAGCAAGGGCAGGGCGCCCAGACGATCATCCGGCCGCAGCCGGGCCCGCAGACAGCATTCCTCGCCTCGCCGGCGGACATCGCGATCTACGGAGGCTCGGCAGGCGGCGGTAAGACATGGGCGCTCCTCATGGAGCCGCTGCGCCATATTGCCAACCCGCAGTTCGGCGCCGTCTTCTTCCGCCGGTCCACGGTGCAGGTCCGAAACGAGGGCGGCCTCTGGGATGAGAGCGAGAAGCTCTATCCCGCCATCGGCGCATCGCCCAAGGAGCATGTGCTGCAATGGAGCTTTCCGTCAGGGGCTTCGGTATCGTTCGCTCACCTCGAGCATGACAAGACCGTCCTGAACTGGCAGGGCTCGCAGATTCCGCTCATCTGCTTCGACGAGCTGACGCATTTCAGCGCCAAACAGTTCTGGTACATGGTTTCGCGTAACCGCTCCATGAGCGGCGTGCGGCCTTACATCAGAGCGACCTGCAACCCTGATGCAGATAGCTGGGTAGCAGAGTTCATCAGCTGGTGGATCGACCAGGACACCGGATTGCCGATCCCAGAGCGGGCAGGCGTCCTTCGCTGGTTCGTGCGCATCGGTGACGCTATCATCTGGGCCGATAGCCCGCAGGACCTGGCGCATCACACCGCGCCCAACGAAGACGGCATTGATTCGCCGATCCCGCCGAAGTCGGTGACCTTCGTCCCGGCGAAGCTCAGCGACAACCGCGCGCTGATGGCAGCAGACCCGAGCTATCTCGCAAGCCTGATGGCTTTGCCGACGGTAGAGCGGGAGCGCCTCCTGGGCGGCAACTGGAAGATCCGGCCGGCCGCTGGGCTGCTGTTCCGTCGCGGCTGGTGTGAGGTGGTCGATGCGATCCCGGCCGGTGCGCGATGGATGCGCGGCTGGGACTTGGGCGCGACACCGAAGACGGAAAGCAACGATCCGGACTGGACCGCCGGTACCAAGATCGGGAAGCTGCCGGACGGCCGGTACATCGTCGCGCACCACTGCCGAGATCGCCTCTCGCCCTCCGGGGTGGAGCGGCTGATCAAGAACACTGCCGAATCCGATGGCAAGGACGTGCAGATATCGCTGCCGCAGGACCCTGGGCAGGCGGGTAAATCGCAGGTCACAAGCCTGACGAAGCTGCTCGCGGGCTTTACGGTGCGGGCAACGCCAGAATCCGGAGACAAGATCACACGGTTCAGCCCGTTCTCTGCGCAAGCCGAGGCGGGCAACGTCTTGGTGCTCCGAGCCCCTTGGAATGAAACATGGTTTTCGTCGCTGGAAGGCTTCCCTGAGGCGGCTCACGATGACGACGCCGACAGCACCAGCCGATCCTTCAACGCGCTGCTGAGCGCAAGCACGTACACGCTGGCGAACGTTTAGGAGCGGACATGGCCAACATCATCGCGTTCGTCCGCGACAGCCTGACAAATATGGTCGCCAGCCTGGGCACCAGCCGGGACAAGGCAGCGTCCAACGTCTATTCGATGCCGATGCTCACCGACGAGGAGCTGCTCAACGCCTATCGTGGGGCGTGGTTGCCGCGGAAGATCGTCGATATCCCGGCATTCGACAGCATCCGCGCTTGGCGCGATTGGCAGGCGAAGAAGCCGCAGATCGAGGCGATCGAAGCGGAAGAGAAGCGCCTGAACGTCATGGGCAAGCTGCTGGAGACCCGCATCAAAGCGCGGCTCTGGGGCGGCGCTGCGATGGTCATCGGTACCGGCGACCAGGACCTGACGCAGCCGCTTGAGGTCGAGCGCATCGGGAAGGGCGGACTGAAATACCTCACGGTCATGACGCGTCGGCACCTCACGGCTGGCGAGATCGAGCGCGACCCGGCGTCGGAATGGTACGGTAAGCCGAAGCTCTACCAGCTGAAGTCTGCCGATGGCATGCAGGTCGACATTCACCCGTCACGCCTCGTCATCTTCAACGGCAACCCACCGCCGGATGATGAGCTGGTATCGACGACCTACGCCGGCTGGGGCGACAGCGTGCTTTTGTCCGTCGTTGACGCCATCAAGCAGGCCGACGGTACCGCAGCGAACATCGCGAGCCTCGTCTTCGAGGCCAAGGTGAACGTGATCCGCATCCCGGATTTCATGCAGAACCTGGGCGACGAGCGATACCGCGCCAAGATCCTCGAGCGCTATACGCTCGCGGCAACGGCCAAGGGCATCAACGGCGACCTGCTACTCGACAAGGAAGAGGAATACGAGCAGAAGACGGCAAGCTTCGCTACGCTGCCGGAAGTGCTCATGTCGTTCCTGCAGATCGTGTCTGGCGCGGCCGACATCCCGGCTACGAGATTGCTCGGCCAGTCGCCGGCTGGCATGAACGCCACCGGCGAAAGCGACCTGCGCAACTATTACGACCGCCTGCAGGCAATGCAGACGGTAGAGATGACGCCGGCAATGGCGCGCCTCGACGAGTGCCTCATCCTGAGCGCGCTCGGCTCACGCGACCCTGACATCTATTACGAATGGGCGCCGCTCTGGGGCATGTCGGAGAAGGAAAAGGCGGACGTCTTCAAAACGAAGGCCGATGCTGCTCGCCAGCTGGTCGGAAGCGGTACGGGGCAAGAGATCATTCCGCGTGATGCTGTCTCCGACGCACTGGTCAATACGTTCATCGAAGACGGATCATTGCCCGGTCTCGATGCGGCGATTGAGGAGTATGGCAAGCTCAGCGAGCAGGAGTCCGACGAGGAGGAGGTCGCCGCAGCAGCTGCTGCCCAGCACTCGCAACAGACGCCACCAGGGCAGAGGAAGCGTACTGCCGACGCCGCGCCGCGCACGCTCTACATCCGCCGGGACGTGCTCAATGCTGGCGATATCCAGAAATGGGCGAAGGCTCAGGGCTTCGATACGGTTCAGGACGGCTTGCACGTCACCGTCATCCATACCCGCACGCCGATGGACTGGATCAAGGTGGGCGAGGACTACTGGGGCGAGAGGGGCAGGATGACGATTTCAGAAGGCGGCCCCCGCCTGATGGAGCGCTTCGGCGAGGCCGTCGTGCTGCAGTTCGCTTCCTCGCGCCTGACCTGGCGCCATGAGGATATTAAGCGGATGGGTGCGGAGACCGACTATCCAGAGTATCAGCCCCACGTTACGATCACATGGAAGTTGCCAGAGGGCATGGACCTGTCGAAGGTCGCGCCATACCGCGGCGAGATTGAGCTCGGACCCGAGGTCTTCGAGGAAGTCAATGACGACTGGAAGGCGGTTGTCACTGAAAACTAGGCGCCGGAGCCTGCTTGTCGCTTCCGGATGGATCGAGTGAATCTCGGTCGTTTGGCAATGCAGAAGTAGGGACCACCGTGAAGTTGTTGTCCTCGAGAGCGGTCTTAAACTTGGTGTATGCCTTCATCCGATCGAGTTCATCGTTCTCAGAGATGTAAACGGTACGAAGTATCTCATCGATAGCCTTGTCCTGGGACTCTGGTTCGGCCGCCGAGGCGACTGCCTTTAGAGAGTTTTCGCGAGCAGCCGCCACGGCCAGCGCTTCGTCTCTCTCTTTAAGCGCCTTCGCAATTTTGACCTCAACTTCGCTGACCTTGAACGCGACTTCGGTCCATTTGAAAGTGGTCATCAGAACAACGCCGCAGACGAGAAACAGTGCGCCGGACATGCCGACGGATGTCGTCCTCGCGTATTTGTTCGCCGGCAAAAAGCAAAGCGCAATGCCCGTGATAAGGCACACGCTACTTGCCGCAAAAATGAACCTGTCATCCATCGATGTTCCCCAACATTGACCCTCACCCTGTGCCGATAGAAGGCACAAACGAGGTGGAAAGTCGAGATCATGAAATTCACAGACATTGCACCGATCGCGGGCACGCGACGGACCGCCGACGGCTACCTTGTTGCGGACGTGCGCACCGCGCGCACCGGCATCCAACTCTATGCCGGCCATGAGGTCGGCAAGCCGGGAATGCAGGCCGTGAAGGTCTATCGGCCAGAGGATCAGGTCTTCGACAAGGCCAGCCTCTGTAGCTACGCGCACAAGCCGGTGACGAACGATCATCCGGACGAGGCCGTCACCGCCGACAATTGGAAGGCGCTGTCGGTCGGCTCGATCGGCGACGAGGTCGCGCGTGACGGTGAATTCGTCCGTATCCCGCTCATCGTCATGGACGCCGCGGCGATCAAGGCGATCGACGAGGGCAAGCGGGAGCTCTCGGCCGGCTACACCTGCGACCTCGCATGGGAGCCGGGCACCACGCCCGAGGGCGAGAAGTACGACGCCATCCAGAAGGATATCCGGATCAACCACGTCGCCATCGTGCAGCGCGGCCGCGCCGGATCAGAAGCTCGCATCGGCGATGGTGCGGGGAAGTGGGGCGTGAGCCCCGTCAACACCCAGATAGCAGATGAAAGGATACCGAAGATGGATCTGCGAAAAATTCTGGTCGATGGGCTCACGGTCGAGACGACCGATCAGGGCGCACAGG